TTCCGCAGCGGCGAGCAGTTCCTTTTTGCTCGGCACCTGGACAGGGTCCACGGGGAGGGTACCGCAATGGATTTAGAGCAGCTATCGAATACGACAAAGAAGTTCAGCAGCGAGGAACTGGAGGCATTGATCGACGTCTACAACCGCAGACTCCGGAAATTGTGACGCTGGACGGATACCTCTCCCGCAATTACGACGACCTGCTGCAGGCCGCGTATCGCATCGCGGGGAAGGACGGGCCGGACCTACTCCACGAGGTCATACTTCAACTCTACCAAACCAAACAGGACACCATCGACGGCCTACTCGAAAGGGACCAAATGAAGTATTGGGTCTTGCGGGTAATGGTCAACAACTACAACTCGAAGACGTCACGGTACCACTACAAGTGGAGAAAGGACATCGAGCGCCGTCGCAAGTTTGCCCGGCACATTGTCGACTGGTGGGACGGGGACGGCGTAGCGGCACACCGCGATGAGCTCCTCACGCATATCGAGGAGCGCTTGGCAGACCTCCCGTGGTTCGATGCTGAGGTGTTTGCTATATACTTTGAAGAAGGCCACACCCTCGATTCATTTGCCGAGGCGACGGGCATCAGCCGCCACAAACTATACACCACGATACGACGTGTCAGAAAAGAAATCCAAGGGCCTCGGCGACCAGATCGCGAAGCTGACGAAGGCGACGGGAATCGATAAGCTCGTCCACGCCGTAGTTGAGGATTGCGGGTGTGAGGAACGCCGCGCGAAACTCAACGCCCAGTTCCCTGGTCGGAATGTGGAGATGTCTCCGGAGGACGTGAGCGCCTTCGCGGAGCTGTTGCCAGCGATAGACAAGGGCGTTTTGAACCGCGCCGAGACGCGCACCATGTACGATATTTTTAATCAGACCTTCAGCGCCAATGAGAGGCCGTGCAGTTGTGCGGGCAAGAACAAGCGCATGGTCAAAAAACTACGACGAGCATATGAGTATTCGTGTAAACCTTAAGACGTGGAGCAATTACCCCGACGCGGTAAGCAATAACGCCAAGCGTGGGATCGAGCTAAACGAGAAGGTGGGCAACAAGTGCGCCACCCAAGTCGGCAAGGTCCGCGCACAACAGCTTGCTCAGGGAAAGGCAGTGTCATTTGATACGGTTCAGCGCATGCACTCTTACCTTTCTCGTGCAGAGACCTATTATGACGAGTCAGACACAAAGGCGTGTGGAACCATTTCCTATCTTCTGTGGGGTGGTTTGGCTGGTAAGCGGTGGGCGGAAAAAATTATGCGAGAGGAAGGCAAGCTATGAAGCGGGTCATCTATCAGAACATAATTGAGAGGGATGGCAGGCAGTACCTAGAAACAGGGTATGAAGAACGCACCCCTACTGGCATTGTGCGCACGGCTAAATTTGAGATCTACCACAATCCCAATACGCAGACTAAACTTTTTTAGACTGGCTGCTTGTGTCTTTATTTGCCATGTATGTATATTTGATACATGGGAACATTTAAACACATAGGGTACAAGATGGATTACTTCGTAGAATCCAGGTACATTGGAACTATTGACTGCGAATGGCATGCTAATTTGCCATTAGGCAATGAAAGCCGTGCATATAAGATTGCGCAGCAGAACATGACAATAGGTAAGCGCCGCATACCTGCAGGCACGAAATACTGGACCATCGTAAATCAGATCTGCGGCAAATATTTAGGCACGCACATTCAGGACATCAAGCGTGACATCAACCAATCATACAAGAAAGCATGACCAGAGAGTATGTAGAAATGCTCATTGCAGTCAGCGATGCTGATGGCGTCTATACGCTTTTGCAAGATCAAGGATATGATGAATTGGCCGAGTGGCTTGCAGAAACTTATTTCTCATGAGCGAGCGATACAACGGATGGACCAACTACGCCACATGGCGTGTCAATTTAGAGATGATCGATGCAGACGGTTACTATGCTGTACTTGAGGACTGGCACCCGACAAGCACCCCGGACGATTTAAAATACGACCTGGCGCACGTAATCAAAGAAAACTGTACTGATACGCTCAGAGAAGAACATGGCGAGGGATTAACGCTCGATTATGCGCTGGCATTTATTGACGATGTAAACTGGCGGGAAATTGCTTCGCACATTGTCGAGGATTGGTTCAATGAAAAGTGACTACGCATACCGCGCCACCTTCTACGGCTATGTGGGGGTTCTGGCCCTCTTGCTATATTTAGCCCTGTATGGCTGAAATCTACCGCGCTGTCTTCACTTGTCCTGAACTCGATGAACGGACGGTGTGGTACGTTTCTAGTAGGAGAGTTGCAGACATTATGCTTTCCCGTCACATACGGACAGAGGCAAGCACCAACATAGCTTCGAAGTACAAGCGGGTAGAGTACACGATGACAATCGAGCCGGTATTTACAGGGACCGCAGACGCAGGCTATGACCCTACAAACTATTAACGGATTTACAATGGCACACAAAACAGTACCAATTGAGCAGGTTCAACTTAACCCGGACAACCCGCGAAGCATAAACCGCACAAAATTTACCAAGCTCAAAAACAGCATACAGGAATTTCCGGAGATGCTTGACAAGCGGCCTTTGGTTGTCGACGAAAATATGATTCTCCTGGGCGGTAACATGCGGTATCGTGCGCTGCTGGATCTCGGTTTCAAGGAAGTTCCTGTACAACAGGTTACAGATTGGACGGAAGAACAAAAGAAGGCATTCATTATCAAGGACAATGTCAGCTTTGGCGATTGGGACATGGATGAGCTCGGCAACAATTGGGACATGGATCTTTTAGATGCGTGGGGCGTGCCTTTGCCATTCGACAAGGATGAACTCGAAGAGCTAAAAAACCCGGACAATGATGGCAGCAAGCATCCGTTTGCTATGGAGATTGACCGGGAGGCAAACTATGTTGTCTTGCAGTTTGCGACAGACATAGATTGGCTTCAAGCGAAAACAGTACTTGGTTTGCGTACGGAAGTGTCTCGCAGAGAAACGGGCAAGGAACAGTCTAAGGGCATAGGCAGGGTATTGGATGGACCAAAGACAATTGAGTTACTCAAGCGGGCTAGCAATGAGGGTTAAGTATTACAGCCCGTCGTACAAGCGGCCACAGAAAAGCAGCACGCAAAAAAAGTATCCGGACGTAATTTTGGTAGTGGCAGAGTCAGAGGCAGAAGACTACAGAGCAAATGGCAATGAAGTGATCACCGTGCCAGATGCAGTGCAGGGCAATATTTCACGGGTCAAAAATTGGATGCTTGACAATTTATTCGAGGATGCAGATTGCTTAATTTTTATGGATGATGACGCATCGTCAGTAGCATGCTTTCAAAATCAGCAACGGCATACATTCGAAATGCAGGAGCTTACCGAAGCGTGTAAGCAGTGGGCTATTTTGTGTCAAGAGTGGGGCTTTCATTATTGGGGCCTAAACTGCGTGCCAGATAAACAAGCGTACAGAGAGAGCAATCCTTTTACGTCACTGCAATTTATTGGCGGTCCTTTTCAGGCTTTCCTCAAAACCAATACGTTGCGTTATGATGAAGCCCTTCCATTAAAGGAGGATTACGACATGACGTTGCAACAGATACATAAGCACGGTGGATGCCTCAGAATTAACTACGCTCATTTTTGGGTCAAGCAAGCCGAGCAAGCAGGTGGGTGTGCGGCATATCGCAACTTAGATAGGGAGCGACAGCAGTTCTTTGCTTTGCAACGTAAGTGGGGCAAGGACGTCATTACTAGAGATAAAAAGAGCAAACGCAGCTTTGATTTTAACCCGAAAATGCGGGTTCCAATTAAGGGGGTATAACTGTACAAAATGGACAGCAAAAAAAAGGATATGCTCGAAGCGTTGCAGCTTACGCTTAGCGTAGTCAGCACGGCGTGCGAAAGGGTAGGAATATCACGACAGACGCATTACAATTGGCTTAAGTCGGATCCTGAATACAAGGAGCGGTGTGATGCATTAGAAGAAAGGACTGTCGATTTCGTGGAGTCGCACCTGCATAAGCTCATTCGAGATGGCAATCCTGCAGCCACAATTTTCTTCTTAAAGACTAAAGGCAAGAATCGCGGGTACGTGGAGCGCCAAGAGATCGCTATGACTGAGAAGAAGCCGCTGTCCTGGTTCACCGATGACAACGCCGACGTGAGTTGAGGCAGCCCGCCACCTACTACCACGTCAAGGGGTGCGCCTCCCGGATCCAAGTCCACCAAGGAGGCACAAGGAGCGGGAAGACGTACTCCATACTTCAGAGTATCGTCGAGCTCTGTTACGAGAACGAGAACGCCGGGGCGGTGATCACCATAGCCCGGAAGACATTCCCCGCGCTACGGGCCACAGCGATGCGGGACTTCTTCGAAATCTTGGAGCGGGAAGACATCTACAACCCCGACTTCCACAACAAGTCAGAAGCGAACTACGTCTTATTCGGTAACCTTGTGGAGTTCATCAGCGTGGACCAGCCGCAGAAAGTCAGAGGACGAAAGCGACAGGTGCTATTCATCAACGAGGCTAACGAGCTAAGCCTAGAGGACTGGAGGCAGCTCCTACTGCGGACTACCAGCAAGGTGGTAATTGACTTCAACCCTTCGGACGAATACCACTGGATCTATGAGGAGGTCATCCCCCGAACCGATGCGAGCTTCTTCCGCACCACATACAAGGACAACCCTTACCTCGACAAGGCCACCATCCAAGAGATTGAACGCCTTAAGGATGCAGACCCCAATTATTGGCGCATCTACGGACTCGGAGAAAGGGGCGTAAATCAGGCCGCTGTATTTACGTGGGAAGTCGGAGAGATAGCAGGCAAGCGCATCGGGACGGGCTTAGACTTTGGATTCACCAACGACCCGACAGCCGTCATCGATGTTTACCTCGACGGCCATGCTTTGATACTTCACGAGCGCCTGTATTCGACAGGACTCACGAACCCGGACATCGGGGAAGAGCTGGACAAGCTAGACGTCGAGACCATCATCGCAGACAGCGCCGAGCCGAAGAGTATCGAGGAGCTCTTCAGGCTGGGGCACAACGTCAAGCCCGCACGGAAGGGACCGGACTCAATCCGTCAGGGTATCGACATAATGAGAAGACACAAGCTCCTGGTCACCGCTGAGAGCACGCACCTACAGAAAGAGCTTAGGGCGTACCGATGGGAGCAGGACAAGAACGGGCGCAACCTCAACAGGCCGGTCGATAAGGACAACCACGGAATCGACGCGGTGCGGTACGTGTGTCTCAATCTGCTGACTACCTCCCGGTCGGGTTCATACTTCCTTGCATAAAAGCAATATATTTTTGCTTATACGTTGGTGAATGTGAAACATTGTTGTATATTTGTTAAGTCAACAACGACAAACACACAGCACAATGACCACTCAATTCAACACTCTCGACCAAGCCATCGAAAACGTAACTAACTTGAACTGCTTCTCTCCTGAGCTCTTCGAAATCGCTAACAAGGTGGATGACAAGTTCGCTACAGCTCCCGAGGCCGAATTCATCAGCACGGGAGGTCGGTTTTACGACAAGAAGGTGACCTTTAATTACAATGGTGACAGCTACGTTGCTGAGGTCATCGTCCTCATCACCTCTGAGACCGCGAACGTTCGCAATACCTACACGCAGGGGTACAATATCTATAAGCTCGCCTAATCATGAACAACGACACTAACACCAACGAAGCCTTTGAAGCAATCCTTGACCTCCTGGAAGTTTATGGTCTGGATTGAACGATAACAAGTGGAGGCGGCCTACGTTAAATGCCGCAAGTTGCACGGGAGCTCACGTGCTGCGGGAGGGGCTGAACCCCTCCTTTTTTTATGTCCCTACCTTTCGTCTATTTGATAGCGTGAACAAGACCGTCACCATACCGGAGAACCTCTACGACATCACCGTCGACCAGTACCTCCAAATCCAAGCGATACCCGAAGGGGACGAGCTGGAACAGGTAGTGCGTACCATCTGCATACTGTGCCACATGGACCGCGCTGAGGTCATGGCGATGGAGCAGAAGGACATCCAATACATTGGGGGCGTGATCGGGGGCATACTGGACAAGTATGACGACACGTACCCGGTTGAGCGTATCATCGAGCTGGACCAGCGCTACGGCTTCCATCCCAATCTTTCGCGGATCACGGTCGCTGAGTTCGCAGACATCGAGACCCTGTGCAAGGATTCCCTTGACAAACACCTCCCTCAAGTGATGGGCATCCTCTACCGTCCCATCGTAGAGGAGCACGGCGAGTTCTACCGGATCGCAGACTACGACGGAGAGGACCGCTCGGAGTTCTTCAGAGAGATGAAGATGGCGCACGCACTCGGTGCCGCCGCTTTTTTTTTGCGTATCGGGAAGGGAT